GATGCTACTAAACTCCGCTTTAAGGACGAACTTAGTCGCACTCAAAGTAAAACTGTTATGATGCAAAAAGTAACTAACTACTTTTTAGCAGGTGAAGGTAAGGGGGTTTAATGAATGAAGGTGTTATTGGTGGAATCTTTGACTGGATTAAGGACGACTTTAAGTCGAATCGGTTACGCTTTGCTATTGAGGTCCTGGCCTGGGCTATTAGTATTGGCTGTAGTATCACTATGGCTCTTACTGTACCCAATCCTCCATTACTCGCTCTCTATCCTGTTTGGATTGCCGGTTGTGCATTATATGCATGGGCTTCCTGGACGAGAAGGTCTTTTGGCCTTCTAGCAAACTATTTACTACTTACCACAATTGATACAGTAGGACTTTTAAGGATGGTGTTATGAACATAGGTAAGATGTATTTTGCCAGGTTTACAGATAAGAAGACCAAAGAGGTCTTTTATAAATTCGGACATACTGGTTCGTGGGATGCATTAGATCGTTTTAAACATTCTCCCGAGCAGTATGAAAGTTGGGACATTAAAATAATGAAAACGATAGCCGGACCTCTAGAAGAAATGAAAGGAGTAGAAGAAGCATTTAAAGCTTTCTACCCAAAGAACTTCTGGTTAGAGGAAAAGATTAGTGGTGTGACCGAAATTGTAAAGCTAGAACAACCTCAAGTAAACGAAATTATTACGCGTATGGAATTTCTAGGGACGAAGTACTATCAAAAACGAGAGCGTGATCGAGCGCACGCCCAACAGGAGTATAATCTTAATGGCTAAAATTGCACACGAAGCACCTCTTTCTATTTTTAATCACGTACAAGAAGTTACTGATTACGATTATGCTTTAGTGCATTTGTTTGAAGAGAGTGAAGAGTATTGGGCTAAGTTTAAACGAGCAAAAGAAAAGGGTCGAGAGATTATTCTTGATAATTCTATCTTTGAACTTGGCGAGGCATTTGATTCAGAAAAGTATCGTGGCTGGATTGAGAAGTTAATGCCTGATTATTATATTATTCCTGATGTATTGGAAGATGCAGAAGGAACAGTAGCACGCTTACTTAACTGGGAGCCTGTTGCTGGGTGTAAAACTATAGGAGTAGTTCAAGGTAAGAGCTTAGAGGATATTATTTGGTGTTATGAGGAAGTAGAACCTCGAGTAGATAAGGTTGCTTTCTCATTTGATTATTCATTCTTTGTGGACGAAAATATAAATGGAAAACTCCCGACAGTGTATCATCATTACATGTACGGACGGGACGCACTTTTACACCATCTACTCCATACCGGGATTATCAACACACAGAAACCTCATCACCTCCTCGGATGTGGCCTCCCGCAAGAATTTTCCTCATACCGTGATTTTACCTGGCTCGATTCTATCGATACTTCAAACCCCGTCGTTGCGGGCTTAAAGGGAATGCGATACAAAGGTGAAGACGGTTTGGAAGATAAACCTTCACAAAAATTATTTACTATGATTAACCAAGAGGTGGATGATGGAACTCTTGAAAAAGTCCTCTACAATATTGAATGTTTCAGAGCTATCTGTAATGGATAGTTTACCTGTTAAAAAGGGCTGGATTGCTATGTTCAGCCAATCTGGCTCCGAGTTAGTAGGCATTTGTGAACGACTGGGATACCAACCCTCAATCGTTTTTACTAACAATTTAAACGAGTCTACCTTTCATACCTCGGTTAATAATTTTAACATCGTAAAATGGAAGCATGATATAATTATGGACTTCCTAAGAGAGGAGTATAGCGGGAAGTGGCTTATTACATTACATGGGTATCTAAGAATTCTTCCAGCTGACATCTGCGAGAAGTTTGAAGTATATAACGGCCATCCAGGAGACATTAGAACTTATCCTATACTTAAGGGTAAAGACCCGCAAAAGAAAGCATTAGAGCTTAAACTACCTACCACAGGTACGGTTATACACAGAGTAACACCGGAGGTAGATGAGGGAGAAATTATGCGCCTTCATGCTTGCCTGATTGAAGAAAATGAAACACTTGACAGTCTGATTGGCAAATTGAAGGAAAGGTCTATAGAATTATGGGTAGACTTTTTAAATACAAGGTTAATGTTAAATGAGAATTGGGATTAGCGGAGCACAGTCTGTAGGTAAAACTACTTTACTTAATGCATTAAGATCAGAACCAATATTTAAAGATTACTCTATTTGTGATGAAGTAACACGTAGAGTAAAAAGTTATGGCTTACTAATTAATGAGCACGGGAGTGACGTGACTCAAAGACTAATCATGCAAGAGCATATAGTAAATCTCTTCATGCATGACAATATGATTACAGATAGAACTTCTCTTGACGGACTGGTATATACAAAATATTTGAGAAATAAGGGTAAGGTAAGTCAGGAAATATTAGATCTCGCATATAGAATTTTTAATAAGACCGTACACCTGTACGATCTTTTATTTTATATTGTGCCGGAGTTTGACATTGTGGACGACGGCACTAGAAGTACTGATACAGAATTTAGAGATGACATTGTACAAATTTTTAACGATGTTATGAGCGGGCATAACATTAACTTTTTATTTGTAAATGGATCGGTAAGACAGCGCACTCAATTTATTCTAGACATCTACAATACGGAGTTAGAAAAGAGGACAAATCATAATGGATAATCAAGAAGAACTTAATAAACTAGTTTCAGTACACCTGGGTAAGGCGGGGGATGGGACGGTTGTTAAACCATATGTAACACCTGATAATGTTGATCCAACGCTGTTAGTAGCCGTGCCAAGACAGCTTAATCGAACAGCTTACGGGTTAGATGGTGAAAAGTTGCCGTTTGTAGGAAGAGATAGCTGGAACTCATATGAGTTTTCTACGCTTCTTAAAAATGGCTATCCTATCTCAGGCTGGTTAAAATTTGTTTATAATAGTCATTCACCTAACATTGTAGAATCAAAGTCAGTTAAGCTTTATCTCAACTCTTATAATATGGCTCGCTTAATTGATACGCATGATGAGATATACAAGATTGAAAGAATGATTGAAGATGATTTACAAAAGGCGATTGGGGGCCCGGCCTCAGTTGAAGCTTGCTTGTTTATTAACCCTAGCGATACTGTGAGACCTTTTAATGGTGACTTCATTTCTCTAGAGTTTTATTGTGATGTAGAAAACATGTCATTTGATCGTTACAACGAATCGGCTGATATTCTAGAAGTTATTCCAACAAAAGAGCAATACGCTGTTAAACGGCGCTCACATTCCTTACGTTCGAACTGTCGTGTTACTAATCAGCCCGATTGGGGTGATGTGTATATTCATGTGAAGGGTAAGAAAGGAGTTACAGATGAGTCGCTTCTGCAATATATTATCTCAATGAGAAAAGAGAATCATTTTCACGAAGAAATTTGCGAATGTATCTACAAACGACTCTGGGACTTACTTGAACCAGAAGAGCTATTAGTAGGATGTTTATATACTCGAAGAGGGGGTATTGATATTAACCCCGTACGTTCTTCTTCTATGAACCTACTTTATGATCATTCTATTATTAACCCAGCAGTACCTTCTACTAAGACACCAAGACAATGAAATCACCTGATAACAATGTAAATGAAATATGTGGAGAGTTTGTAGATCGCTCTTTGCATGGCTTTAAAAAATATGGTGTTACTACGGAGCGTAATGATTTAAACTTCGATCAATGGTTACAGCATCTAAAAGAAGAACTTATGGATGCTGTTGTGTATGTACATAAAGTACAAAAGGAAAGACATGATGACCCTGGACAAGGCTGTTAGTAATCTACCAAGTATTGAGTATAATCAGAATGTAGTATCGGTACTATCTGGAGGTCTGGATAGTACTATTATGACCTATATCTTAAATGCAAAGTACGGACATCGACCTGATGGTAAGTATAGTCGGGTGATTGCTCTCTCGTTTGATTATGGTCAAAAGCAAAAGCGCGAATTAGAATTAGCTAAAAAAACTTGTGAGTATCTTTGCATTCAACATCATGTACTTGACTTAGGTATTTTAGGAGAGATCGCCAAACCTATCTCCGCTAATATATCTGGTACAAACGTTAATATGCCAACAATAAAAGAAGTTCTTGGTGACCCTCAACCTAAGACTTATGTCCCGTTTCGTAATATGATATTAAATGCATTAGCATTTTCGTTTGCTGAGTCACATAATGCTCCGTATGTCTTTACCGGGTTGCAAGTACACGATGAATACGGATACTGGGATACAACGCAGAAGTTTGTAGATAGTATGAATGCTGTTGCCGATCAAAATAGAACACATAAAGTTAAATTACTAGCTCCCTTCAGTCACTTATCAAAGTACGAGGAGTTAGAAATTGCAAAGGAGATTGGAAATGTTAGACTTGATTTTACTCTTACTTGCTATGATCCTGATTCTTCAGGCAGAAGTTGCGGTAAGTGTCCTTCTTGCAGCGAGCGTATTGCTAACTTTAGTAAAGCTAAACTAAAAGACCCTATACCTTACTCGATAGACATCCCCTGGGAAAAATTATTAAAATGATCGATACAATCTACTTAGACATGGACGGAGTAATTGCTGACTTCGATAAGCATTATTCAAGCTTATATGGAAGTAATTGCAGAGATGATCCTAACAAAAATAATTGGTTTGATTTTGTTGATAGGAAAGGATTTGCCAATCTTCCAATGTGTGCCGATGCCCTTCTTCTTGTACAAGGCCTCAGCGTACTAAACGTTAACATTGAAATACTCTCCTGTGCGTCGGATAAATTTAACTCTAGTCTAGTAGTAGCTCAAAAAATACTCTGGCTAGAAAATAAAGGGTTTGAATCTCTTAACTATAATTTCACTCTTACTAAAAAAGAGAAAGCAAATTACGCATTTGAAAATACCTTACTAATTGACGATTCTGAAGCATGTATAGATCCTTTTAAAGCTGCGGGCGGGTATGCAATCTTGCACAAAAATGCAAAATCAACTATAATAGAAATTAACTGCATGCTTGAGAAAGGTATATTATGTGCGCAATCATCGGATCAAAGAATATTGATACATTAAGAGAGCTTGTAGCTCTTAATTCTTATAGAGGTTCTCATTCTTATTCTTTCTCCCTCTATAATATTACAACAGGTATTTTAACTGTTGAAGTAAAAAAACTTGGAACTATAGATTTAACTAGGCATATAATACCTCATAACAATTACGGTATAGTTCATGTACAGGCCCCTACAACCGAAATGCGCTCGGAGCAATCCATTCATCCTGCCGTTATTACAGAGAAATATCAAACATGGCCAAACAAAGCGCTGTGGCACAATGGTATTATAAAAGCTGAAGTTGTCAAGGGGAAAGCAGCTAAGTATAATACATCGTGGGACACAATGCAGATGTTAGAAAGTGTTCGAACGAGTTTTGATGAGTTGAATGAATTTGACGGTACTTTTAGCTGCCTGTATTATGATCGGGACGACCTTTCGCTGAATCTTTTTCGTAACGAAATTTCGCCCATGTACTTAGATCATGAGTTGAATATTTCCTCTACTAAGTTTGAAGGAAGTATAGAAACCACTCCTAACGTCGTTAGTAAGATTGATTTCAATCGAAACCGACTGATCGCAAAAGCTAAATTTGAAACTGTTGAAAATCCTTATTATTTTGGAGAATGAATGAAGCACATACTCGGACCTAATTCCAAAAGTACTCTATCAAATGTTTGTAATGGAGACAGCCAGCCTAATGCTGTTGATTTGAGGCTTGGAAAGGTATTTAAAATTTTACCTAATGTATTTGAGGTGACAAATGAAACTAAGACCCATAGAGGAACTGAAGAGTTATTACCAGACAGCGAAGGATTCTATTTCCTGGACCCTGGTCACTACGAGGTTGTCATGGAAAACATCATCAACGTCGGTGAGGGTGAAGCTGGCTGGGTTATTACTCGTAGCACTCTTAATCGGAACGGCTGCTTTATTACTTCAGGCCTTTACGACTCTGGCTATCATGGTGTTATGGCAGGCGTTATGCACGTTACGGTGGGTCCA